TGACATTAGAACCTGTTGTTTCTTCCTTGGACCAGACCCCAGCCTAGGAGAATAAAGTCTTTGCCTTGGGTGCTCTCATACTTAATCCGCATGGAGCGACCATGGCCTCTGACTTTAAGCCTAGTTATGATAACGTCCTCAGGGTAATTAAAGTTTGACAAGTTGTCAGGGTCTACAACGATGGGGTGCTTAAACCTGTAGGCTTCTTGAGGAGAGCCAAAGTTAGAGTTGAAGTCCCATGCTGTTGACACAAGTAATGAGGATGGTCTGATTGATTCGTACCCATCCACCTCGTTACCAGTAAAGCCCTGCTCTGTCAAGCGTGAGTACACAGCAATATAAGGTGCGTTCTTCTTAACGATCAAGTCACCAATGAAGTCATAACCTGTCTCAGCAAAGGATGTGTAGTCGGTGTCACCCCAGTCTAGGAACCCTGCGTCTGAGAACTTAGCCATGGTCAACTTGTTAGTAGCACCATCACGAACCAACAACACAAGGGCTGGGTCACCTGTGGTAAAGTCTGAGATCTGAGTGTTAATAACGTCATCACCTGCGGATGTGACAACATCGTCACCAGCAGAAGTAATGACATCTAGGGCAAGTTCCGTGGCACCAAAGCCTGAGTAGAATGACAAACCAACAACCGAGCTTGTGTTGGACGTTTGGTCAGAGATCTTCCAAGGGTAGAATGCTGACAGGGTAAGGTCAAGGATAAGGATGTTGTTTAGCTTAGACTCAACAGTCTCATCGTTGTCAGGGTAAGCCCAGTAGATCTTCTTGTTGATACTATCGTAGATACTTGTTACTTTAGCTTTAGCTGTAGTAGATATCCTATCCCAGAAACTTTGGATAGTAGAGATCGTGATGTTCTGTTCTGAACCCTGTCCTGACACCTCATCAATGGTAAGCGTATGAATACCAAAACGAGACCACCAAAAAGGAAGACCCTCAGCCTGAACGAAAGCCTGAGGGTTAAGGAGACCTATGTTAGACACACGGTTAACACCGTAGGCTGTAGCCGAGAAGATACCATCTACACCTGTGATCTGCCATACGCCATTCTCTGCGAAGACAAAGAGAGAAGAACGGAAAGGGTAGAGTAACTGAATGTTAACTGCATCGGGGATGTTAATAAAACCACCATCAGTAGCCACTAGGTCTGACAAGTATTCAGCGGTAGGGTCATTCTGTTGGTAACACTTACCTAGGTCTGCTTCGTCCTCCACCAAACGGGAGAAGAGAATTGTACCTGCATTCTTAGCACTGGTAAGACCTGCGTAGAACACACGGCCTGAGAAAGAAGCCACAGACTTGAAGCGTGAGGATTCTGTCTCTGTTGTTAAACCACTACGGACCTTGTTAAAGAAGTCAAGGATGAAGTGACCGTTAGCAGTTAAGGTTGTACCTGCAAATACCTTGGCCCATTCAGCAGCATCGTAGTTACCGTCTTGATCTTTTCCTGCGTACCAGGGATGGGTAAGAGCCTTGGTGTAATCCGCAGGACCACCACCCTGGCCCCAACCAGCATTCTTTGCGTCATAAGTACGTCCTGCTGAGGGTGTGCTGTCGTTTGTAGAGTACTCGTCTACGTTACCCTGCCACTCAAAGTCACGTGTCTTAAAGGCGATAGAAGCTACTGTTATGTTAGAACCAGTATATGTGACAACAATGGTGTTGATAGCCTCTGAGGAGACCACAAGTGTACCGTTGATGCTTGCGAACTGACACTTGGCATTGTTAGCACCAATAGAACCAGAGAACTCATAAGACGATAGGCTAACACTAAAGCTCTCTGCCTGAGATGAATACGGCAGGTCAGCCTTGTTGTAGAAGTACAGGCTATTGCCTTTTTGGATGACCAAAAACTCAAGGGAGGCGTTACCACCTACGTTTACCCAGTTCCCTGTGTTAACCAATTCGTCATCCGTAATAGTGAATGATGACAAAGTATAGTTACTCTCTAGGGCTACACCCTCACGCCTACGTCTGGAACCATCACGCCGAAGGTCACAGTTAAGCTCATCAACGGAAGCACCGTCAGGGAATGTTAACTCAGCAGCCTCAGTAATAAGACCCTTGACAAAGTTATTAACTGTCTTTTGGTTTAAGCTCTGTGGCATCTTTTACTTTCTTACGTTCATCAAACTTCTTGGCGAAGTTATCTCTACGGACAGTAGGGGATTCCTTCTTCTTCCTAAGGTAGTTGCCTACAGCCTTCTTAGCCTCAGGCATTGATGTGTAACGACCGCTTAGTTCCCTTGGAACCTGACCTGCATCAACCTTAATAATAAAGAACCTAAACCCGCCTATTTCTTTTTCGATAATGATGTTGCATTTTAGTTTGTCTGTCTTGCAGATACAGTGCTGGTTTGCTGTATCTTCTATGAACTCAACCATTAACGTCTCCCGTAGACTGGCTTCTTGTTTGCTTGTTTTGTTTTGTGCATGTCGTTCTGGACATACGACTTAAGGCGTCTTGCAGACTGTTCTACTTTAGGATCTGACCCACTCTTAAACAAAGAGAAGCAGGTAGATTTAGCTTCTGCCAATAGGTAGGGCAGCATGTTGTCATCAAGGTCAGGCTCGAAGGAATCACTGATGGTAAACGCAGGGTAGACAGAACCGTAGGCACGTGTCTTGTTAGCCTGTAGGATTAACTCAAGAGAACTATCAAAAGAGTTCATTACAATATGCTCATCGTCAAACGATGTGTAGTAAGTAGGTGGTACGTTATTAAGAACGAACAAGTCAGTGTTACCTTGCTTGTCTGCTATCTTAACGGAGGCCGTAGAAGACTCATCCATCTTAACAATAAACTCTAATGGATTAACATAGTAGACCTCAGTGTAACCAGATCCTGTGACAGCTGTGTTGTAGGATAAGCTCTCGATCTTCTTAACATTGCTTGGGTATTTGAAATGAGTAGGTCTGGTGCTGTCTGATAACGAAGTTAACTTGAGTAGCTGCCTATGCTCAGGGATGTCCCGTGCTGACACAATGTTGTAGTATGTGTCCTCAATAACGGATGCTACTTGCTGGGCCTCAATGGTTTCACTAATGGCGTTAACATCCTCTGAGTCCATGTCACTCAGAATACTTTGGACCATCTCAAGGAGTGTACGTTTCATTACTCAGGAACCCCCATGATTGACAAGAAGCCTGAGGCGTATTGTACAGTACAAGCAGCATCAGCCAAAGAGAATACTTCTATGTAGTCGTTAGTGCTGAGTGACGTATAGCCTGAGACTGAGATACTTCCCCATGAACCTGAGCTAATCGTGCGGATAGTCCGTGAGCCAGGAAGCTCAACACCGTTCTTGTAGATGATCCACTGTACATCTCTGTTTGTGCCAGAGGCCTGCTGGGTGGACAGCGTAAGGACCATATGAGAAGAGATGTCTTCTGTTCCTGTGTACGTAAGTCTAGCGTTAGGACTAGAAGTACCAGTAAAGCCATTAGACTCTGATACTGTGAATGTTGGGTTAATAACGGTAGCCGAAGTAGTGGCACTGTGGGAGTACGCAGGTGTGGTAGCATCAAAGGGAATATACGCACCGATGAAGCGGTGGTTCTCTACCCATGTGCCTGACCCTGTGCCATTAGCTACGTATACCTGACCAGTACCAGCGGTAGCAATGCCCTTGGGTTCATGTAGGTATGGATCTGTGAGTGTTGAGTGATTTACGTTAGCCATCGTAGCTCCTATAGGGATATATACTATTGCCCCTGCCAAGGTTTAATTTATTATACACTAACAAATAACTTCTGTCAATAGAAAAGTGAGGTGCCCCCGAAGGGACACCCCGTTAGTCTTACACAGCAGGGTTAGTTACGATTGTAACGATACCTTCTGGGCGGTACTTCTTAACACCGTAACGAGCAGTAGTTACATACTCGTGACGCTGGAAGTCTTTGTTGTACTCATAGTCAACCTCAGGCATTTGACGCCATGCACCCACGAATGGGTTAGCAGTCGCATCTGCGGAGAAGAACAAGTTTGCAACACCGTTATTTGAAGAGAAGTCGTTAGCTGTTGTGCCATCTTTTTCCAAGAGAGCAGAGTCAGCAACAGTTGTCTTCAAGTAGTTGGATGTGTATACATCGAAGCCATAGACGTTGGCTACAAAACGCATACCAGTCGCAACACCATCACGAACAATACCTTCAAACATTGGGTTGTTTGACACATTGACCAAGTTAGTCAGGGTGTTCAGTTGGTACTCAACAGATGGATCAACGATAGCAACCAAGTTACGATCAGGTACATTGGATTTCTTCAAGGCATAACGTGCCCATGCGAAGTCTTCCAATTGCAGTACACCAGCGTTACCGCCAGATACACGGTGAGCAACACCGTCCAGAGTTTCTGCGGAGTTAGCTGTAACACCTACTTCAGGAGCAGCAAAAGTAGTTGCTTCGAAGTGCTCCATGATCGCACGTTCTTGCTCAGGGACGAAACGTGCCTCAAGCTGTGCGCTGTAGAAAGAGTCCTGTGCTGCCTTCTTAGTGATGTAAGAACCTGACTGGAGGTACTTGTCTACAGTGAAGGAGAACTCAGCTGTGTCCATAGGAACGTAGGCAACTTGTGCATCTTCTGTGTAGTCAGATACAGTTGTCTTACCGATGGTTGGGATAGTGAATGTGTCACCGTCTGGGAATCCATCAAGCATACGTACATAACGCTGTGCTTGCATTTCATCACGGAGGATGTCTTTAAGCTCAGAGGAGTAAACCTCTGCACGGATTAAACGCTGTGTGTCAGCGTTGGAGGAGATCATACCAGCCATTGTGCTAGTCCTTTTCTAAGAGAGTTTTAGTTATTACCGAACCTATCGCCCATCTTCACTTTATCTGCCATAAGCATCTGCTGTGTTTTTGGTTGATAGTATTCATTAGGATTCTCTCGGCGGAGCTTCTGGTAGTATGCCCAATTACGTTCTGCCGAGACTTGCATATTGACACCTTCAGTTCGTACTGAGCCTTGTACCATGGGATTGTTTAAGGCTCGTGGTGCTTCACCGATAAGAGTAAAGAAGGCGTTAGGGGACTCAGCAGCAATATCACGTAAACGATCCATTGACATGCCTAGTTCTTCTGCTTTCTTCTTGACGACAGCTGCGGCTTCTGTGCCGAAACTCTCAACCAAACTCTTGTCAACCTGAGTTAGATTCTGGTGTATAGTAGTATCTTTCTCACGCTGCGTTAGTGTCTGTTCAACAAGGCTCTTCAAGTGTTCCTCACTAAGGTTCGCAGTGGTGTTCTGTTCCTCAGTGTTACCGTTATCATTAGGCGCTCCAGTCTTCGCTGCGGTAGAGTCAGCGGCCTTATTCTGGAGTTGTTCAAGAACTTGGGCTTGATACTCTTGCTTCTTCATATCCTCACGCATTTGGTTAAGTTGCTCTTCAAGAGTTTTAATATAACCGTCTGCTTCGAGTTTACCTTTAGCTAAAGTCTCAGGGTCTTTCCAGTTCTCTCCCTTTGCCTCTACGAGCTTCTGTACATAAGATTCCTGTGGTTGGGTTTCTTGTGTTGTCTGCTCACTGGTCTGTTCGGTCTGTGTGGTTTCAGCCCCGTCAGTAAATACCATTGTTTATTCCTTGTCTAAGTTGATGAGATCAAGCACTTGGTTTAGTGCTCTGTTAAAACCAATCCGATCAGCCTGCTTGAATGCCCAAGATGGACTATCGTAATCGGCTGTTGGTGGTGTGTCCTTGAGCATAGGCTCTAGGATTTCTTTGAGACGATCTAGGCTTTCCCTATTTGACAAGATGGTCTGTCGTACCTTATTCTTGTCGTCCTTCGTCTTGCATTCTTTGTACCATGCGGCCTTCATTTAGAGACCCTTCTCGATGGCAATCTGTTGTTCTTCTTCGAACTGGACCTGTGCCTCAGTAGCAATCTTCTGAGTTTCCATCTGCTCGATGACGGTTATATTCTCTGCGAACAGTGCTGGTTCACCTAGTTCGTCAGCCAACAGACGAGCAAACTCTTTACCTGACAAGTGAGCAGCCATAGTAGGATCTGACAACTTAAGCTGGTAGAGTTGCGTCAGGCTCTGCACACGGTTAGCACGTTCAGCAAAGTGACGAGCACCCATGGGAACGATCTTACCATTAGCCTTAATGTCTTCCTTAGTGATCTGCTCAAAGAAGGCAATGCCTGTGTCTTCGTTAAGGATACGAATGGTGTCAGCATAATCCATGTTACGGCGTGATGCCTCAAGCATGGAGTTAAGGATAGGCTCAAGGAACACACGTTCAAAGTGTGCTGTCTTGTGTTGGAAGATACGACCAGCAGCAGTCATAAGCTGGTTAACCTCAAAGGCTGTCTTCTCACCAGCACTACGGATACCCATAGCCTCACGAGGAGCACCCGCAAGCATCTCCATTTTGTTCTCTAGGTTCTGGATCTGGAAGTCAGCGTTAAGGGCTGTGGCATCTGGTGCTAGGTAACCTACGTCACCCTCTTCACCCAAGTAAATACGAGAGCCAGGTTCAAAGTCAAAGTCCTCTACATCCCCACGGATCTTCATGATGGGGTAGGCAATCTGATCGAACACATCAGCCTTGAGGTTCTCCAAGTGGTCAATGCGGTACTGCATACCTACGAGGTTGTCCAGTGGTCCCATGGCATACAGGTTGTCAGGGCGTTCACGCCAACCAGCATGGAAGACAGGAGCCTTACCTAACCAGCTAGGGTTCTGTTCGTTGAGCAGAACGTAAGCACGATCAACAACAGTAATGACACGGTTCTTATGGAAGACCCCTGAGTCGTTGTCATAGATGTCTCCGTAGAACGTAAGTAGCTCCACGTAGTTAGACTCATAGTATTCCTGTAAGGAAGCAAAACCATCAGCAATAAAGCCTTGAGACTTTGACACATCAATGTCGTTGCCTGAGGCATGTGCACGGTTCCCTAGCATCTTCTCTAGGATCTGACCCATATAGGCATTGTCGATAGAGGAGTCTACCTTACGAGCAATCTCCCCAAGTGTGACAACTGACCGAATGATCTTAGGGCTTTCTCCAAAGGATGGAGCCAAGGGATTGAAGCATACATCAAAGGGGCTAAGACGTACCAGCTTAGGGCCAACGTAGTTAACGACACGTTCTCCTGTGTCCTCATACTCAGTGTAGTCCTTGACAAACTCTACAGTAGCAAAGCAGTTACCGTATTGGATGTAGTCATTGATTAGCTTGCTGGTTGTGTTCTCAAAGTCAGACTGACGGAGCTTGCTCTGCATGTATGCCTGGATAACATCACGCTTGCTCTTAACGTCAGCATCCTGATCGTTAGCTTCAAAGCGGAACCAACGCTTCTGTGGGAACAGAGCAGAGAAGTAGTTAGCATGGAGGTTGTCTGCAATCTGTGTCAGCTTAGGTGTGGTTGTGCTGTTGGTCCAGGGTAGCTTGCTGTTGCTGGTGGTACGTGTGTCTGTTGCGTAGATGTAGTTACGTAGTTCTTTCCACTCTTCTAGCTTAGGCTGACGAGCTTTGTTCCAAGTGGACCAACGGTCAGCAATGTCCACAGCCAATACGTGTGGGTCAATTATAGTTTGCAGGTCAATCGTTGTTCCAGCCATTAGAAGGAGACTCCACCAAATCTTGAGTTAAACTGTACGACATTATCTTTTTGTCTACGTACAGTACGTGCAGGTTTAATAGCCATGTCTACCACAGATGCCAAAGCGTCAATAACGTCATCGTGTGGTGGGTTACGGGATGACAACTCTTCTTCTAGTACTTGAGTGTTACCACCTCTGTAGTGCCACATACTAAGGTTGTCATACCTAGGTTCTAAAGCCGAGGCTATACGTTCCTGCTTATTACCTTGGTTCTTGTTAGGTCTAAACTCCTCGATGCTTATCGAGAGACCGTGTTGCTTGACTAACTCTTTTAACTGTTTAACGATAGCTACCTGAGCTACTGTAGTTTCAGCCCTGAGCTTACGGAAAGACCACTTGGTTGACAAATGAAAGATGTGGTCAAAGTACTCAGAGATACGATCTGTCTTAAACCTGTCGATGTCTAAGACGTATACATTATTCTCTGCATCAATCCCTATGACAACGATGGCTGTGTAGTCAGCCTTCTTGGAGAGGCTAAAAGCAAAGTCAACTGCGGCATAGACGTTCAGCTTATTATCTTTATAGAACCAGTAACCATTGTCTTGCTTAAGGTGCTTACGGTCATAGTACTGAAACTTGTCGGAGCCTACAGGTACGTTGTCAGGATCACTTGGGTCATTGTAGTACTGTGCTCTGAACTGTCCCTTGTCTAGGTACTGCCCACGTTTCTTAGCCAAGACCTTAATGTCGAACCCAAACCACTTACCGTCTTTACGTTGACTACGAGGCCACAGCATCTGACCTGTACCATCACCACTGTCCTCTACTGGCCTTTCGAATACCTCATAGATATTCTCTTCGCCTATCTTGTTACCTTCGTCATCATACTGATCCTCTACCATTTGGAGTAGATCATTGTACAAGTCTGCTGGGTGGTATCTGGTGCCTACGACCCATTCCTTAGCATCAGCACCCTCGATAGATGACAAGAGAGAGTATTGGCTCTTTACCTTGTTACGGCCTTCCCCTGTGTATGCGTTCTCATAAACAACAACATCATCTAGAACTGCAATGTCACAGTGCATCCCTGTAAGAGAAGTAGTGAGACCACCAGTAAAGACAGAGGGGTCACGTACATTCTCTTTCTTACGTGCTGGGTGATCCAACATAATCTCTGAGTTGGTCCAGCGAGTACGTTTGCCCTCATCAGCGTTGACATGCTCAGGCCAGTACCTAAAGTAAGTTTCAGAAGTTAAGATACCCTTGACAAACCCTAGTTGTTTCTCCGCAAGGTTAGCCGTGGCTGAGATGTAAAGGATACGTAGGGTAGGATCTTTAGTTAGTTCCCACGCAACCCTGTAAGCTATAAGACGAGACTTACCGTGGTCACGAGGGAACAGGAGTAGCTGGTGTGACTTGTGGTCTTCTCTTGTCCACCAATCACAAACCTCTTCATGGCATTGCCCTAAAACTTGCTCAGGGGCTACCAGCTTAATGAAAGTAGTTAAGTCACTCTCAGCTGCTAACCTAATCTGATCTTGTGTTGCCATTGTATTCTGCTACTTCTTATTTGTCCAGAGTTATTCTTAGTCAGCCTCAGCTACCACAAGCGTCCCAGCCTCAACCTGCCGCAGTATCTCTGCGTAGTGGCGGTTGGCGGGGTCTAGGGGGACAGACATTTCAGTGCCGTCTATGGTGGCTTGGATAGAAGAGTTGATGCCGCCCATGTCAGTGATGTACTGCGCTGCTGTAATGTTCATATTATCCATGATTATAACTCCGCATCTAGTGAAACTTCACCATTCAAAATACCTCTGGCACTTGTTAGGCCATAACCCTGTATAGACCATGTTTTAGAGGTTGCACCTATGTTCACGTTAGAACCCACGGTAAGGGCCGTAGATGAACCTCCTGACCAGTAATTTAGCCCTGAAGTTACGGCAATAGTTGGTGTAGTTCGTTTTTCTACGGGAATAGTGTAGGTTCTATACACAGCCGAAGCTGATGAATCGTCTGTGTAGTCCATTTCTACAGGCCGCTTTTCATAAAACCTCTGGCACTTCTGAAGCTGATCACCATACGAAATATGCTCGAATGGGGTGGCGGTGTCGCCTACTTCGAGTTGGACG